TCGTGTAGAATTTGTGTTCGTCCCTTGCCATCTGGTTACCTCCTGGTTGTTGGTGGCGGTTTTATTAGCATCGCTTTGAGCGCACGTGAACCCGCCAACCCACGTGCTCGAATTCTCGCTGTTTTATCCGAAAGTGTGGCTTCTTCCCACGCACCACACCCACAATCATTCTCCAGCATTTTGAGTGTCGCATCCGGGCATTTTCCCAGAAGTGAGCACGTCAAACACATTTTTCGTTCCCCGCTCATGACCTCTCCTCTGCTGTCAAGAGGGCGTGGTTTTCCAGCTCACATTCCAGCGCCTTCACATCCGAACACTCCCAGCAGTACGTACTGCATTGGATCTGAGAATTGATGTACTTCCACTCGTTGTAGAACATGTTCTGCAGTCTGCATCTAGCCCGGTGCGTTGGATTGTTGTCCAGGTCCTTCGCTGCTTCGATTCCTTCTATGATCAACGCTATCAGCGTTGTTCTAGGAAGATGCCTGCCGACCACGCGCCACATCGTCGTGCCCTTCCTCGATGCCGGATGATGTCCGTAGCGGCGCTTGTCTGACAGCAAGAACGTGTAGGCGCACAGCTCGACCAGTTCAGTGTTGTTCAGATCGTCCCACGGAATGAAGGTCGACTTGAACTTGATCGGGTCTGCTTTCTTCCGCCTCCCCTTGTGCTTGATCCACTCGATGTGGTTATAGAACCTGTCATCATGTGCGGGCTGCGGAATGTCGTCTTCTGGATCGATTACGATGGTTTCAGATCGATATTCCATTGAGCCCTCCCGGCCACCTCAGCCAGAGTAATTTCCAGCCGAGGGTTTTCTGGGTCGCAGTCTTTGATCAACACGTGGAAGAATGTCGCGCAATCGTCCACACCGGTTACGATCTTCACCGTGTCCTCCGCCAGCTTCACCCTGTTGGACGTGTCAATCTTCTTCCACTTCGTCTCAGCCTTGCGCTGGCCTTTCTTGATCCCACGCGTGTAAAACTCATTCCACCCCTTGTTGATCACACGCTCAAAATAGAAATGCAGGACCAAGAAGTACATCTGGTTTGGATCAAGAGCCTTTAGGAAGCCGAGATTTGCTTGCCGCGTCAACTCTTTGACAGATCGCGTCCTCCACGTTCTGGCTTCGGACGACAACATCCGACCTCCACCGGGACGCTTGATGTAGATGTTGTTGCTTGTTGGAGGCATCGTCAGTGTACCCTCGACCTTCCTCACAGCTTCCTCCTGCGCGGAGGCTTGATGGACGGCCGTCTTGTTCCCCTACGTTCCTCTGGCATCTCCGCCTCTTGGTCCAGCGTCTCCTCGTCCTCGAGCTCCAGGAAGTACCCGGATGGAATCTTACGAGAATCGATGGACCCGGAGCGCATCGCTGTCTTGATTTTCTGATCGCGTAGGCTGATGTGCCTGGACAGCATCTTGAGGTCCGTTTCCAGGCCCTTTGCGACTTTCGTCATCAGCCTACTGAGGCAACGGAGTTCCAGCTCTTTGGCATCGGCCAGCACGAACCGTCGGTCCGTGGTCATCAGGTTGGTCTTGTCTGTCTGCTTGCCGTCTTTACCCAGCCGCACCTTTGCTGCGATGAATTCCTTCTGCTTTTTGGCCTCATCATACTGGTTTTCGATGAGGCCGAGCTGCTCGTTGACGTATGTGGCGTAGCTGCCAACGATGTGAAAAAGATCTCCCAAATCGTCATTTTCGAGGTCGACAACTCTCCCTGGTATTCTGGGGACGCCGTCATCGTCCAAGTACTGAGACTCGAACGGTGGGGGCCATTCCCTGGGATGGATACCAAGGTTGATCAACCCGTCGTAGGCCGACTCCGCCACCCTGTATGCGTCCTCCCCCTCCTGCGTCTCCATTTGCAGCGAGCCGATGGCACGCGGCGGGACATATGTCTTCGGCATCTCTGGGTCTTGCCGTTTCTTCTTTCGTATCCTCGGCATCTTGGGAGGTTTCTTTGCCATCCTATCTTCCTCCGTTCATTGTTAGAGATCCATGTCGGCTGCCACGCCGCCCGCGCCTGGGAGGCTTGCAGACATGGGCGTACCGGCACGTACGGCAGTGAAAGCCGTCCTCCCTGGGAGGTTCTTCTCCATCGACGGCGTGGCGGCGCACAAAGTAGATCTTCTGCTTGATCGCTTCCCAGTGATCTTTATCGAACGTGATGAAGTACTCCGCCATGATCGAATCGTTCTTGTTGTAGTATAGGATGCACATCATCGGCAGGTCCAGACAACCCATGTAGACCTGTGCCTGGGTGATAACTTCCGGGCCGGGGCCGTTGAGCTTGTCGAACAGCTCCTTCTTCATCGATTTGATCTCCAGTCCCACACGGATCTCGTCGCCTTCTGCTCTGACTGCCCAAATACCGTCTGTAGTGGAGTCAATGTCCAGATCCATCGCCGGGCCTGGGGTCCTCTCGTCAAAGTGGACCTCATCGACGAACACCTCTGTGTCCTCTGAGGCGCGGGCGACCTTGTGTAGATAGCCTTGGAGCTGTTCGTGAATCTTGGTCCCGGTGTTGAAGATCATCCGCAGTCGAGGATCGATGTTCTGTTTCGGCTCGACCCCGCAATATCGGTAGTACATCACCCGTGCACATCCCATCACGTACTTCCCGCACAGCGACTTCCCTCCCTTGCTCCCGATATCGGACGCGCTGAACACCCCCATGCGCTTCGAGTGCGGCTTCAGGTTCAGATCGTCGAGGTGGGAAAAGATGCGAGGTATGACCTGTGCCTTGGTGATTGCCCGCCTGATGGTCTCTTCATCTGCGTCTTCTAGGTCTTTGATCGTCTGTATCTTCATTAATCATCTCCAGGAAAAGTGAGAGAGGGAGGATTGCAAAACGTTCCCCGATCTTGCGGAATTCCAGCACCAGCGCCGGCATCTCGTTGGCCTCCATCGCGATGGAGGTGATGCGGGCTAGATCGACCAGCTTCAGGGAGTAGTTGGCCAGTGAGTCAGTAAACTTGTGCTCAACGCGCCAGCTACCTAGCTTACGTATGTCTCCCTTATACCCACTAAGGCGCGTATTTCCGGAGCCGGGCTGACGGCGTCCACCCATCTTCTTGGCCAGCTCCCTCTCGAGCTTCTGGGACTGTTTGATACGCCGCTTGGAGTTCCTGCTCTTCTCTGGGTCCGGCCCGGCATCCACATGAACGTCAGCCTCGACGATCTCCTCCAGCAGGCACTTTTCGCAGAGACGTATCTCGCGGATTGGATCTCCGTCACGAATCAGACTGAACGAGAATGTCTTTCTGACTCTTTTGCAGCTGTTGCAGGTTTTCCCGTGAGGCAGGGCCTCGGTTCGTAGCACCAGCGGAACATAGCTCAACGGAACCTCACGTGAGAAAGACCTGCCTTGATGTAGACCAGCTCGCTGATCGACTGTTGTAGATCTGGCTCCCGTTCGATCAGATCGATCATGCTGTTCTTTCCGTGGACATCTTCCATGTCGATGTCGGGTATCGAGTACCAACCGCCGTCACGCTTCTTGATGACTCCGAAGATTTCCGCCTGGGCGAATAGGTCCCCGATGGTATCCACCTCGAGCGGGTCGAAGTAGAGAACGAACTGACCAGTCTGGCCCTCACGAGCTCCAGCCTTCGCCTTGGTGACCTCCCAGTTGACCTCTTTGCCGATCTTCTTGCCGCTCTTGTTTGTCAGGAAGGCACCCGGGTTAGCAGAGACGCGGGCGTGATTGAGGTGCTTGAGTGAGTGCGCGCCCTTCGCTTCGTATGGCCGCCCGAACTGACGCTTTCCGGTTGTTTGGATCTTAGCCCGAACCTGGCGGATACAGTAGACCGAAGTCTCGTTGACCTCGACTGCTGGATCGTCACCGCTCCACCCACACCCGCCGGCTCCCTTCTCAGTGGGGCAGACGTACTTGAAGTTCATCTTCGCTTCGCTCGTGACCCTCTTGGTCAAGGGAGCGAACCCACACTCCGGGCACCGGAATACTGGGTTGAATGCATCCAGCACCTTCTTGCTGAAGCGAGTCTGTACCGTGGCGGGAGACGCAACCTGTGGAATTTCCTCAATGGACTTCTCGTCTTCTTGGATCGTGATCATTGCATCCCATGAGTCCACCCCGATGAGCTGGTAGGCGTTGGCCTCCACGGCGTAGACAATGCCGTCCAGCACCTTTTCAGATGGGCCCTCAAAGATGTGGAACGCTCCCACGTCCTTGCAGGATAGGGCTTCGTCGATCTCCTCCTCCGTCAGCAGCTCCTCTCCGCGGTTGAGCCGTGCTCGCTGAGAGACCTCGATGTCGTAAGGGGACATGGCGATCTTGCAGCCACAGAGCTGCGCGAAGTGCTTGTCCACGAACGACTCGAAGCAGGCCATGGCCAAACACGTGTCCTCGCCGTAGTGCTTCTGCACGTTGGCGAAGAACCGGTAGAGCAGATAGTTCTTGCCTATGCCCTCGGGGCCGTCGAACTGGTGCACCTTCCCGGCGATGAGGCCGCCGCCCAGGGCGACGTCCAGGCTGGTGATACCACACGGCCGGCGTAGATCTGATGCGTCCCACGCCTCGTTGGCCGGGCGAATGATCGGACCCGTATTGCCGAACTTCATGTTGATGTCTCGTACGATCATCTCCGGCGGACGCTTGGGAAAGCTCCGCCAGAGAAGGGACTTGTCCGACTTGTTGAGCTTCTTCGTGGCCTTCTTTTTGGCCGTCTTCTTCGTGGCCTTCTTCTTAGCCATCCTCAGGGTTCTCCTCGTAGGGCTCGGTGCCCAGATCGGGGTCCTTGGGGACGTTGACGTTTGGATCGTCAATGCCTTTAGGCTTCTCCCCGGACGCGCCCCGCTTTTCCTTCTCCGTCTTCTTCGGATCGATCTTTACTCCGTACTTTTCCATGAATGCCTCTCTTTCATCCATTGTGAATAGATGCTCGTGACGATAAAAGAAGTACTGCGCACGCGCCGCCTTCAACATGTCCAGATAGATTAAGTCCTTGATGATCGCACGCAAGGGAGACTCACTATATCCTTTGGCGCTCCCGCTCACGTACCCCTCTGCGGGAGGCGGAGGAAGCTCGAAGCAGCGCTTGAGCGTCTTCTCCATGTGCTGCTGGTCCAAATCGATGTGGGTGATCTTCCCAACGATCTGTCCACCAGCGACAACTCGCACGCCGTTGAAGTCATCCTTGTTCTCGTTCAGCTTGGGGTTCCTGATGGGAGGCCCCTTCGTTCCGCGTGGTTTCCAGTTTCTACTCATATTAGTGCGCCTCCATCCAGGATGTACCCGTGCCGAGGTCCACGTCCAGCGGGACAGACAACTCACGTATCGGAACCCCCAGCATCTCTGGAATCTCTTCCAGCGGATGCTCCATTAGGTCCTTGATCCTGCTACAGCATTCCTTGAGGTTCTCGTCCGGGATCTCGAACAAGATCTCATCGTGGATCTGCAGCAGCTGCTCTGCACCGAGATCGCGCAGGACGGGGTCGTTCTCACAGCGGAGCTGGGCTAGTTTGGCGATGACGGCAGCGCCGCCCTGAATCCTGGAGTTGACGTCCTGGCGGAGAGCCCGCGCAGCCAGCTTACCAGGTCGCTCTGGGACGTAGCGCCGCTGCTTGGGACTCCAGTATCCCGGCTGCCAGTCGTGATTCGCGTCTGGTAGTCGGCGCTTGTGTCCGAGGAAGCCCTGAACGTATTTGTTCTTGCGAACGAAGTCGTGTGTATCGGCGATGAAATCCCTGACTCTGGGGTAGGGTTTGAAGTACTTTTCCTTCCTGGCTCGTGCTTCATCCACGGTGATCCCTAACTTCGCGGCCAACGCCCAATCACCTTCTCCGTAGTTGATACCGAAGCCGATGGACTTTGCGGTCTGCCTCAAGCCCATCAGCTCAGTGATCCATCCTGGCCACTCTTCGAAACGAACCTTCTCTGCTTCAAGCCACCCGGCCATGAACTTGGCTTCCTGTATGCGATCGTACTCAACACCGTACATCACAGAGGCGGTGCCCATGTGGATGTCCCAGCCGCGCCGGATGACGTTCCGCATGTTCTCGTCGCCGGACTCGTGTGCTAGGATTCTCATCTCCAGTTGAGCGTAGTCGGCAGCCGCCATCGTGTATCCGTAACGCGGCATGAACATCCCCCGCAGATTCCAAACGTCATCGTCGGGTCGCGGGATATTGTGCAGGTTCGGGTCCGTCGATGAAAGTCTGCCGGTTACGACCTTGTGCTGTGTCAACTTGGGGTGGATCCTGCCGTCCGAGCTGGTACGCTTGATCATACCTTCGACGTACGTGCCGCGAACCTTGTCCAACGACCTGTAGTCGACGATCAGCTTGGCGACCTCGTGACCCTGTTTGGCCCAGGCTTGTAGCGTTGTTACGTCCACTGACGGCTGCTTGTTTCCGCTAGATCCGCCTGATGTCCATCGAAGTGGTACGAGCTTTTGGTCATGCACGAAGTAGTCGATCAGCTGTTTCGGCGAGCGGATGTTGATCTCCTTGCCGACCTTCTTGTTGATCTTGAACTGGATGCGCTTCAACGCCTCGCCGATGGGTTTAGCGATGTCGTGCAGGTATCCCACGTCTACTGCTACTCCGCGGCGGATGTTGTGGTAAAGAACGCGCCCGTAAGGGGCCTCGAACTTCTCGAACAGGTCCCACATCGTCAGGCCGTGAGCAGCTTCCTCGCGTTCGAGCTTTCGCTTTAGATCTTGGTAGACAGCCAGCGAGGCGAAGGCGTCGAGTGAGGCATAGTCGATGGCGTCGTCTGGGTTCTGCTCCATCATTCGGAACAGAACATCCTGGTAGGTTTCTCCCTTCTGTTTCTTGAAGACCTTCTTGAACTCCCGCATGTTCAGCCCAAGGTGCTCGAGAGCAGTCTCCTTGAGGCCGTGCTTGCGACGGTTTTCATCGTGTAACCAGTCCATGACGAGCGTGCAGTGGATGGGGCCAGGCATCAACGGAATGCCGGAGTTGGCCAGCATGCAGTTGTCGAAGTTCATGTTGGTCATGACCCAGGTGATGTCCGGGTTCTTGGAGATCTCCTTCTTGAAGACCGGGAGCATCAGCCTGTCCAGGCAGTATCGGACCCCGAGGTGTGGACAGAGCGACCAGATGATGATGTGTTCTTTCGTCCAATCATCCTTTCCGGTGGTCTCTGTATCAAGCGCACAGATGCCTGTGTCCTTGATCTCTCGGCAAACCTCGATGGTCCTTTCCGGCGTATCTATCCACTCTGGCGTGGGCACTTTGATGTACGCCAACAAAGACCTCCTATTGAAGGCCGTCCAGGAGCACACGCTCCCGGACGGCGGTTAGGTGTTGCTAGAACGGAATGTCCTCGTCGTCGGCGGGGTCATCCTTGGTGTCGTCGCGGTCCTGGAGGTGACGACGGCTATCGTCGTCCGACCACGGGTTGCGCACCTTCATGACCTTGGCCTGATTCTCGATCGGGTCAGGGGCGAAGATGCGGTGCAGTGTCGGTCTCTCAGGTACGAGCTTCTCGCACCGCTCGTCCAGGTCGCACACGCGGTGCTTGTGGAACGAGAGGGTGGTGCGGCGTTCGTCCTGGCCTCCCTGGCGGGAGACCTGCAGATCGACGTCCCAGATGCGGACGGGTTTGGGGCTCTTGCAGCTGTCGCAGTCGCGAACAGGGAGCAGAGGGGCCGCCGTGTCGCACTTCTTGCAGTGGTAGGGGCGGCTAGTGATGGACTTGAGCTGTTTCTTGCTCAAGTCGAAGTCGCTGGCCTCCGTATCGATGACCTCGCGGCCACACCCACGACACTCCCAGATGGGGGTGCTGATGGCTCCTCCGCAGTGGCACTCGCCTTGCAGCTCGTTGACCTTGCCGATGAGTTGGCGGAAGTGATCGGAGCCCAGGCTCCAGTGCAGGCGGTGGCCGAAGACGCGCTCCCAGCCCTCGCGCTCCATCTGGCGCTTGCTGAACTTGTCCATCAGCTCTTCCTCCAGCACCTTCTCGAGTATCGGGTCTCCACGATTGGCCCACTTGGTGTCGCGCTCGTGGAATTGCGGACGACCGTCCCTGTCCGTTGCCTGAACCAGGCGGTACCACGCGAGATGGATGATCGAGAAAGCCGATAGACGGCGGAAGCTGATGTGGTTCGCACCGTCATCGATGAGGTAGCACGAGATGCACTTGCCACTGCCGTGCAGCTCTCCGTCGTTATCCTCCTTCCAGATCTTCGAGCACACGTGCGACCGCTTGACGGTGGAGTTGTAGTGCTCGATGCGCTCGTGGTGCGGAGCGTTCCGTCCTCGGAAGTCCTTGTGCACCTCAAGTAGGATGCGGATCCAGTCAGGATCGTTGAGGGGTGGTTTGAAGCGGCGGCGGAAGCGCTGACTTAGCCAGGGCTTGATCTTGCCTTTCCTCTTATCGAGTTCGGGTCCGTAATTCTGCAGGTAATCTAGTCCTGCGTCGAAGTCGAAGTCTTCGCTCATAGCTTACTCTCCAGTTGCTGAAAGTTTCTGCTGTTCTTGCTGTTGTCTCAAGTTCATCTGCTGTCATGTCGTCTGGTTGAGCGTTGTCTGGTAGATGCCTTGGGTACTCACACACACGTACGCGGTGGCTTCGTGAGAGAACCTTTCCTGCTGCACACACTCCATCTCTGGCCTGCTCCGTGTTATCGAGGAAGATGTAGATCGTTGCGGCAAGCCGTTGCAACAATCTCCTCTGCATGAACGACAGGTATGTCCCCATCAGGGCCACGGTGTACTCATAGCCGTGTTGGATCAGCCACAGAGCTGCCTTGAAACCCTCCACGATGAAAACGTCAATCTTCCCGCAACTCTCATCCCGCATCAAGGGGTAAACACGATGCATGTTCCACAGGTAGTTTTTCTTCTGAAAATCGTACCCTTTGTAGTCCTCGGAGTACTTGATCAGGTCCGGTTCCTTGTAGAACTTGTACCGCGGCACCTCATCGATCACCGTCCTTCCGGATATCCCCACCAGCGCACCGAGATGATTCCTGATCGGAAACGTGATACGCATCTCTTCCTTATCGAACCCCACCTCGTATTCTTGCAGCACCTTCTTATCGAAGCCGGCATCCACCAAATCTACCGGGTGATAGTCGAAGATTCCCAGGAGCCCCTCGTTCAGCACCATCTGCTCACGAATCGGATCGGACCTGCCAATCTTCTCGTCTTTTCTGGTGCGCTTGGTAAGCTCTGGGCCGGCGCGATCCATGATGACGGCTCTCAGCTTTCTGGGCGCTCCAATTTCCTTCAGGAAGGTGTACAGAGATCCCTTGATCTGACAGCCGTGACAGATGAACATTCCAGTCTCGGTGGACATGTAGAACGCACCCTCCGTCTTCTCGACGTGGAACGGGCACGCGCCATAAATGTTCCGCCCATCGCTAGTGGTCTTCCACCACTTCAAGTACCGTGTGCCTACATCCTCAATCAGCTTCTTCAGATCGCTCATCTTCCTTCTCTTTCTCAAGGCTGAGTTGGCGGCCTCTTTGCTTGAAGGCGCGCTCTTCTTCCTTGGCTTGAGCAATTTCTTCAGCTCGGAAACGTGCGAGTACTTGCCGATGTGACTCGAAGATCTGAGTCATCTGAAATTTGACGGCAGGGACGGCCACAAGCTCGAACCCAGCCATTTTGATCTCTCTCGCTCCAGAAATGATTACCGATAGGAGTGTGTCTCCGTCATCGCTCTCAGTTTTGATCACACGTAGGGCCAGATCACACGCCTGAGCGAAGGCGTCACTGTATGCGATCTCCGCCATCGTAGACCCTTTGGTTTCCTCCCCAAGCCGGTTGGCCTGGGAAGTCGCCAGCAAAGGGATCTTGTACTCGCGGGCTATCTCTTTCAGTCCGTAGGCGATCTCGCCCTTGTCCTGGTACATCACGCCCGATCCCTTCTTGACAGCCTGGATCAAGTAAACGGAATCGGCGCATACGATGTCCGGCTCGAACTCCTCGATCTTGGCCCGCAGCTCCATCAATCCGCTCGCGGAGCTATTGCCCCACCCGCTGGTGAACAGCACAGACCGATTACGGTTCTTCTGCTTGAAGATCCGTGTCTCCTCCTCCTTCAGGTGCTGCACCGTGTCGACCAGCGTGGCCTCGTCCTCAGCAGACAGCTTTCCATTGCGAAAGGCCTGGTAGTCTACTCCGATCATGCGTGCCACGAAACGTGTCCGTAGCTGCTGCGGTGCCATCTCCTTGGTGAAGACAAGGACGCGACAATTGTGGTGAAGGTAACACTCCACGGCCACGTCCATGAGCAACCACGTCTTTAGGCTCTTCGGCCTGCCGTACAGCAGGATGAACTCCGTGTTCAGCATGCCCCTGGTCTGTTCGTTCAACGGGTGAAACTGCTGACCCGTCTTCTTTGAGACCTTTGGCTTGCCGCTCTTCGTGTGGTACCCCCACCCCATCGGGTATGGAATACCCAGATACCCAAGTTGATCTTTCGCCTGGTAGTACTCTCGCAGGATGTCACCGCTGGAGTCCGCGAGGATTTCATCGTCTCCGACCTCGCTGCCGGCGGCTATGGACTTCGCATCCTGGTACATGCACTGGACGGCCCCTCGCGGGTCATCCTCGTACATGTCCTTGATCTTATCGTTGATCTCTTCCACCCTCCCCCGGACCCATTCGTCCCGAACCTCCTGACACAGGGCCTCGATGGTCATGTGCTCTGGAGGGTCCGGGAGGTCGAGTGTGGGGTACTGGTTCAATACCATGTCCAGGGTCGGAACTGAGTTCCTGGTCTTCTTACCCTGAAAGTAGTCGATCAAGTAGTTGTAGAGAAGCCGCCCGTCATCGGTGCGGAACATCTCATACCTGATCCCCTCGTGCATCATGGTCTTCATGCCGCCGGTCTCGATGACCTTCGACAGAAGGAGAAGCTCGTAGTGACTTGCCAACGGCTCCTCCTATGCGGGGCTCAGGTATTCGATTTTCCCTTTGTTGTAGACCCGGGGAGTTCCGTCCACCTCTACACCGAGGGTGTAGCGATCGGTGTAGAGCAGCTTCCCGACGATCGGCTCTGACAGAGAGTCCGGTAGGAATTCTACCTCCCTGCCGATCCAGCCCTTCACCCGGCTGTGCCAGTTGTCGTCCACCTGGAGGATGTCCCGCAGCTTGTGGACCACGACCTTCAACTGCGAGACCGACTCCCTCAGATTTTTGAACTCGTTGTAGAAGTGCCCGATGTTGATCTTGGGCGGCCTTCTCTTCTGACCATTATTCTCGGTCATGCTGCACCTCCTTACGCGGCGCGAGCCATGTACTCTCCAGCCAGCTGCTCCAGCTCGAACCGCTTGTCCATGTCCTTTTCCTCTTGCGAAGCTCGGGAGATGGCTTGGAAGATGCCGTAGCGGTTGTGCAGGGGCTCGATGGCGAAGACCTCCTTGGCTCGGTCCTGGAATGTCTGCGTTGTCTTCTTCCGGTTCAGGAACTTCAGCATCTCAGCTTCGGGATCTTCCACGGGTTGGTCCTGCAGCGCAACCATCATCTTCTGGTTCTTGGAGATGACGGTCGGGAGCTTGCTGAGAGAATCGTCCAGCAGCGTGTCGATGGCGTCATCGCTGATGCCGCGGTGCATCCGGTAGAGGATGCGACCATCTGACACCGTCACGATGGCACCGTTCAAGCAGACCAACCTGAACGTTGAGGCGTCGATCGTGACGGCCGTGTACCCCACCTCAGAGTTACGCAGGTGGAATCCTTGGTGGACGATGTCGTTCTCCGGCAGCAGGCCCTCAGCTTCGGCCGCGTTGTAGAAGCGGCGCACCTGCTCGTTGGGATGGTTCCTGTCGATAGGTCCCAGGTTGGTCTCTTTCGTCACTACCGTGTAGTGGCTGGACTTGTCGCAGTGAAAGCCCGTGCCGAATCGGTTCTTCATGAACCGCATCTCGTTGGTGTTGATCCGCTTGTTGCGGCTCATCCGGTCGAAGATTCGAACATCGTCGATGGCCGAGTACGTTGGGCTCAGGATGGCCCTGACGAACCCGTTCGCGTCGCCGTTGCCGGGGTCGTCCTTGTCGTACCGACGCGCTCTGATCTTTCTCGTATCGTGGGTGCGGGAAAACCGTCGGTGCAGCTCCTGCTGGATCTCCTCTGCCTTGATGTGCTCCGGGTCGAACCACTTGCCCCAGTTCACGCCCAGAATCGATCCGAGCTGGCGTTGCGCCCAGTCGGTCATCGAGAGGCGGCCCAGCTTTGGGACTTCCATGTGAACGCTCGGGAAAACCGTGTTTCCATCGGGGACGATGCGAACGTCCTCCAGGTCGACAACCTTGTCCTCGTAGTTGCGCTCGTGCAAGCGGGTGATCATGTTGAACACCGCGCTAAACTTGAGCATCTTCTTCCGCTTCATCAGCAAGTCCTGTGGGTTCATGAAGGCCCTCTTTTTTTCCTTCGGCCGTGGCCGGTTGTTGGTTGAAAATTGTTGCTGCCACATCACTCTCAAGCAGATCGATGAACTTGGTCATCGCCTCCTGCGTCTCCTTGCTTGCTACTTCGTGCGCCGACATCTTGATCGCCCCGTATGGGGTGGACGTCTTCGTGTCCAGGTACTGTGCTGTCAGCTTGATCGTCACACCGATGCCCGTCCTGTTCAGCTCTGCGCTGACGATGGAGACAGCATCAAACCGAGGACTCCCTTCGATCTTCTTCACTTCTTCTTTCCTTCCAGGTATTCACGCAGATACTTGTTCAGGTTTCGTGCGAGGAACTTGTGCGCTAGGTGCGCAGCACTCTCGTTGGCCACTTCAATCTCCGCTACGGACTGTCCACACGACAGCTTGATGAAGCATGTCGATTCGATGGACATCCCCTTGTCTTCTCCGAGCCTCCAAGGTTTGACGCCCAGCGTGACACCGACTTCGGCCGGGCCGGGGGAGATGTCGAAGTGCTCCCAGTCCGTCTTCCGATCATCTAGGACAACCTCTCCGTTCTTCTTGACCGTTGTGTGCTGCTGCGCTGGTCCAAGTTGCCGCCGCTTGAACTTTCTCATAGCACCAGCGCCTTCGGGCATCCTGCGATGAGCGAGAGCGTCGGCGGCTTCTCGCTGTAGGCTTTGAAGGCCTTGTCACGGTCCAGCTCGCCCTGCCGGATCATTTGATCGAGCCTCTCCTCATCCACAAGGTACGTGACCTTCTCCGTCAAGAAGTGCTGAGAGATCCTAGCCGGAAACAGCCGTGCCAGCTCGGTCCCATCCCAGACCTGGGTACGCTTCTTGAGTGCCCCCAGCGGCCCGATGATGAGCTTCTTCTTGTCCGAGTTCTTCAGCTCCGCCTTGATGGAGGTCGTTGCCTCCTTGAGCGAGACGTTGTAGTCGTCCACGAGAGAGCGCAGCTCGTCCATGAAGTCGTCGTTGTCATCCATGAACTCGTGCAGCGCGTCTCGTGCTTTCTCGAAACGCTTGACCGCCCCTTTGGCGGTCTCGGCTCTACGCCGATTCGGTCGTTTTCTCATGTGAGCAGTCCTCCTTGCACTAGAAACATATCGCGCATTTTGTATCCTCGATCGGGCATGGGAGTGTCCCAGTATACCTGCCGAAGTTTGTCTAGCAGGTAGGCCGCGCGCCTCCACGCAACCAGGGCCTGGCCCCATACTCCTATCTTTCTCTTGTCCCCGCTCCGCGCGAGAAAAGCGGGGTGATACATCGACATCACCGGGTAGGTGACGTCGGTCGCCTTGCCGCGGATAACGCAGTGCTGCACCTGTCCTTGGACGTTCCGCATCGTGACTGAGCGCTGACCCGTCACCTCGAGCACGGCGGGCTTACCCATCGCCACTACCAACAGTGGATCAATCTCGTACAGGACCTCCTCCCAGAACGGCCGACAAGCAGCCCGCTCCTTACTGGACGGGTCCCTGTTCTCTTCTCGCTTACGACCAGATCTCTCATCGGTGGAGATGGAGAACGGACGACACTGGACAATGTTCATCACGAACACGCTTCTGCGATCTATCTTCACGGCCTCCAGGTACTCATTGAGGATGTCTCCCGAAGGTCCTATGAAGGGAGCGCCTTCGAGATCTTCTTCCTCCCCCGGGCCGATGCCGATGATGACCATGTCCGCATCGACGTTTCCATCCGGCATTACGATTCTTCCAGCAGTGCCGTCCGTTTTGAGTTTCTTTTGCTCTCGCAGCTCTCCAAGTCCGCACTTTGTACACCCGCGCCATTTCCTAAAAATGGAGAGCACCCTCTGCTCTCTTTCGGTTGGGCTCATTCTTGGTCTCTCCGAGGCTTGAGCGTTTTGAATTCATACGGGCCGCCTTCATCCGACGGCCAGCGCCTCAGCTGCAGCTTCAGTTTGTTGCACATCCTGTGGAAGAGATAGATATAGACATCGTCGTAGATCACCACGAGCGGATTCTTCATCCCTTCGTGGTGGCGATACCCCTGGATCCGCCCCATCCCCTGCTGCAGCGCGTTCTTTCCTCCTTCCGGGTGTTGTGAGCCGAATGGCGTCATCCAGAACAACGTGTCCAGGCTGTCTTCGTCGATGGCCTCCATCACCAGCTGGTGTGTTCCAAAGATCAGCTGCTTCGTTCGGAGCGCTTCCCACCTCTCTTTCACCTTCACTGAGCCTGTGCAGATACCTGTTGAATATCCCTCCTCCAAGAACTTGGCGTGCATCAGACGAAGGTGGTCTACGCTGTGACTCAGCGCCAGCACCTTTCGTCCTGCCGCGATAGCATCTCGCAGGTCTTTGGCGATGTACTCGTTGCGTTCTTCCATCCTGCCGACGTATGATCGCAGCAGTCCTATGTTGGGCTTTCCGGCCTTGTCGATGACGTACTCGTTGTAGTCTGCTGGGGATATCTGAAATAGCGTTTGACGGAAACGGATGTCTGTGGGGACGTCCTGTGACAGGTCTTTGTGGAATGGTTCGCCGAGGTGGTAGTTGTAGACCACCTCGGTGCCGTCTTCGCGGTTCACCGTAGCGCTGAGCCCGAACCTCCGACCGCAGAACATTGTCGCGGTGATACAGAAGTACGGGGCCGCTAAATGATGACAGTTGTGGACTACTACATTGGACGAGCTTACTTGGTAGGTAGGGGTTCCGCCGATTTGGAGATTGTATACAAGACCGTTTGGACAACGTCCTCCAAATGTTCCATCGGGCGTAGAGTCTACCCGCCGGACAGCCTTCACCTTTTGCTTCTGCGCAGAGCACAGCACCGTGTCATCGCTGCTTAAAGCCAAAGCAGGGACCCACCCTCTGGCGGTCCAGAACGGGTGCTTTGGCGTACAAACGATCTCTACTCCGTCTATGAGGACAGAGACCAGTGCGTGTGGACGCGATACGAAGATCCTTTCAATAGGCCGCTTCGAGAACAATCCCATGTGTTCATCAAACGACCAAACTAGATCTCCCACTCTTCGCCTCTCTATTGGCACACCATCAACCAGAGTCCCGGCTACAAAGCACTCATCCCATATGATAGTCCCAAACCATCTACGCATCTCTGGAGTTACCTGATCGGCATACTTTGCCAGTGTGTGCAGCGTGGCGACAACGATTGGCCGTTTCCAAGTCCACCTGCTGGGACTCCCACGGATCAATCCGATTCCGCCATCGAACTCCAAAAATTCCCTGATCTTCTCTTCCCACTGATCAAGTATCGTCGTCTGGTTTACGATGACTAGGGCGTTGTGCCCGAAGTGGGCGATGGCGTGCAACGCGATTGTTGTTTTTCCTTTCCCACAATTTAGGTTCAGCAGCCCGTTGTCCGCCTTGATGAATGCGGCGAACGCTTTGCGCTGCGTGTCCTTGTCCGGCTGCAGCTTGTCCAGGACGACGTTGCTCTTGAACACCGCCCGCGGGAAATTCCCTGGCGTGATGTCTACGATGGGGAATGTCAGCTGGCCGTACGTGTCGGGAGGAACATACTCTCGCGGCACAGCGATGTGGTGTGGGCTGTCCTCCCAGAGCTGAAGGAACTCCATCCCCTCTTCTCCGCTGACCTCGAACTCCAAACTGGCCTTGATCGATATCGTGTTGACGTGCTTCTTAGGAAGCCACATCCGTGTCCCCAGGTACGCCCTTTCGGGGTCCCTGACGATGAATTTGAAACCTTCCATCCGGCCTCCAGGTGCTCTCCCCAGGTCTGGAGAATACTCCCCAGGTCTGGGGAGAGCTATCCGTTCTTCCAAGTCCCTGAAATTAGAAGCGCCACCAGCTGAAGAAGTCCTCGATCTCTCTACCGGCCTCCCTACATGCTCCTGTAGCGATCATGCAGAACAGGTGCTTCGCCGGGCTCCTTCCTTCTGGGATCTCCCGCGGTCGCTCGATATTATCGTATCTGCGTCTGGAATGCTCCATCCTGGGTTCACTCCGCTGTACCGGAATGCTTGTTCCTCGTCTCTTCTCTCGGACCTTTTCGCCGCACGACCTGAAATAGTCACACCGCTGACAGTCGTAGGACCCGGGATCAAAATACTGGTCCCTACCGTAGCAGTCCAGCTCCCTCTCGGCCGGGTATCGATCGCTGTATCTCAGTCCCATTCTTCCTCCTAGAAGTAGTTGATTCAGTGTCGGAAGCCTTATACCGACATTTTCTAGTTTCTTTTGGCTTCTTGACGTTTTAGATCTAGGGCGGTTAGGATGTAGGGCATCGCCTCAGACCAGGAGCTTTAGAATGATCAACGCCCTGCTGGATATGTACGACGACCCCTCCGGCATCGTTCTCAAAGAGAAGGTCGCTTCGCTGGAGGATGTACCGGAGTTTATCAAGCAGGCTGAGCGCCTGGACCGAGAGACGCTGGACAAGCTACCTGATGACGTCTTCGCCCTGGTCATGCTGGACAGCGGAGACAAGATGCGTAAGTACGCCTGCACCGACAAGGGAAACACCGCCCTCTCAGTGCTCTACTTCATGGAGACCAAGAACAACCTTCCGGCGGAGGCTCAGAAGACAGCGGCGAAGAATCTGATGGAGGCCTGTCGATGGTACAGCATGGAGCCCCCCGCCGAACTTGAGAAGACCGCCCTTCTCGGCCCGGCGATGGGAGCAGTAACCCTTGGCATGGGGGCAATGGAAGGCAACCGCCGATACAAGCAGCGCAAGGCGGCGCTTCAGCAGGGTGCAACGGGGTCGCAGATCATGAAGATGAGCGAGATGGGAGCCAACATCATGCCCAAGACCAAGGTACCTGAGAAGACGGCCTCCCTGAAGCCCCACGTCGACATCACGGGCAAGCACCCACCGCAGCAAGTAACCCAGGAGACCGGAAGGTTCTACGCGCTCACCAAGGAGGGTGGGGCCCGATACCCAATCGACACCATGGGTCAAGTCCAGAAGGCGATCACGTATTTCGAGAAGTACGCCGAGCGCTTCACACCTCCTGATCGCCACCTCTTCTGTGCGAACGTGTCTCGGAGGGCGGACGAGCTCGGCGTACCCGTGACTGAGAAGATCGCCAAGTACGGAGCGTCCACCATGGCCCAGGATGCCCCCGTAGCGATTTATCAGCGCCAGAGGATGTTCCGTGAGGGGACCAGCGAGCACGGCCTACTGCAAGAGATGCGCGAGAAGTGTGCCTCGATCAAGCCCGAGTTCCTGGCGGTCACGCTGGAGAACTTTGATAAGCAGGCGGGGCTGGACAGGCTGTGGGACAACGGTCTGCCAGATCCGTACTACTCGATCTTCGGTGTGGAGAAGCGAGCTGAGTACAGCTTCACCACCGCGAACGACACGATCAACGAAACACGCTTGAAACGCTGCGCCAAGGAGTGTAAGAAGCAGGTCCAAGATCTGTTCAACGAGGATGTGGCGGAGGAATTTTCCAAGGACCCGGTGCAGATTTTCGATTCCCTTCCCCTGGACCAAAAGCGTATTATCATGCGACTGGCATCCCAGGTCGAAGAATAAAGGAGAGATCACGATGACAAAAGAGAGCAAGGCATTCGGTACGCAGCGCGCCAACAAGCAGCACCTCGTGCTGGGTAAGGGCGGCGTGGCTGGTGAGGTCGCAGATCTCCGCCGCGACGTGGAAGAGGGCTTTCAGAACAACGAGGAGCGCGCGGGCTTCCCCGAGGTCGACTGGGTCGATGGCGGCGCGATGTCCGTGGACGGCGGAGACGACTTCGTCATCAAGGGATCGAACCTGCTGCAAGATCAGGAGTTCGACTCGGTGACGCTGGGCACCGGCAACGCGGCCGTCACCTTCTCGGCGTTGAAGCCGGGCGAGGGCAGCGGGCTCTCCGTAGTCATCGAGCAGGGTGTTGGGGCTCTGGCGGTCGATCTGACAGACGGGCTTCTGACCGTCACGCTCGCCGCGGCGAACAGTACGGCCACCGAGGTAGCTGCGGCCGTCAACGCCGACTCCGATTGTATCGGGGTGATCCTGGCCGTCGCCGGTGGAACCGGTGCGGATGACGTCGTGGTAGCGACCGAGACCGAGTTGACCGGCGGCGTCGGCACCTACGCCGAGAACAAGGTCCTCATCTCTGGCGTGGAGGCGCTGCCGAAGCAGGAGGCCGACTCGTGGGGCGACGACTCGATCACCGTGAAGACGCCAGATCTGACGGCTGAGACCGATGCTCGAGCGGAGGGCGACCTGGCCACCATCCGTGTTATGGTGGACGGTAAGCTGTCGCTTCAGGCGACCATGGCGCTGGGCGCGGCATAACAGCGAGATCTGGTGTCCCGGGACTACGAAGCTGAGCTCCGGGAGGTCCTGGAAAAGACGGGTCAGTCAGCCGGCATCACCAACACGACGGACGAGTCGGCCGAACACGTCGAAACCACGTCTCCGGAGACAGAGCACACGGAGGCGGAGAAGGTTGTTGTTACGCCCTTCTCCGCCGCCAAGCTCTTTGTGCACCACGACACACATCCTCTGGTCTTGGACATCAAGCTGATGGATCAGTATGGGCTCTCGTGGTTCGAGTGGGAGCCCACGACGTTGTGGCGAGAGATCATGGACGATTTTCGGACGCCCTCGATCTCGGACCACGTCAAGAGCAAGATCCAAGCCCTACGTACGACGCACATCACAGATAAGGCGTTCGCGAAGTGGGAGACGTTCTCCGTCATCACGCAGGCACTGAACAACAACATTCCAGACTTCGAGATCATGCGGAGGCCCACCATCTCCCAGCTGTTTGCGGCAGTGGACATGATGACTATGGTTCGCAACGATGTCCCGTTCAGCGAGGAGATCGAGTACTGGTGCGGGGCCGCACTGCTGGATGCGGGGGTGGTGTGTGCCCCCCAGCCCATCGCTTTCTGCCAAGACGCAATCCTGGAGATTCAGGAAGAATTGGGAGTAGAGGTTGACCCAGCTCCCGTAAAGGAGAAATATAGACTATTGCTGTCTGTCCCCGCGGAGGAGGTGGAGCTCAGGGAGAACCCGGTGGACATCCAGGTGATGAAGCTGATCATTGCCAGGGACTACCTTTCTTTGCGTCGCGGCCAGATGAAAGAACAGCTGAGGGCCCTACGATGAATGCATACAAGACCCTGGCCTTTGTAGACGAGCTGGAGAAGCTGGCCCTCGCACCTTCGTTGGTCCAGCGGGCCCTACGGTCTGGTGTCGGCCGTGCTGTCGTCAGCAACGTCCCGAAGGTCTGGGGCTCTGGTTTCGGGCGCGCGGCAGCGGGAGCCCTGCCTGGGGCGGCCATAGGTGCTGTGGCAGACCCGCAGGACAGTGTTCGGGGGGCAGTCCTGGGCGGTCTTGCTGGAGCTGGAGCTGGCTATGCATCACCCCTGCTCACGGCTGGGGGTCGCGCTCGTGCTAGAGAGGCCCTGAAGCAGTGGGGCAGGGAACAGAAGCACTCCTTCGTTGGTGGTGAACTCCCCATCAAAAAAAGCATGAAGCCGGAAGAAATCGCGAAACTTCGATCTGCGGAGAAGGCCGGGCTGACTAGTCTGCCGGGCGTAGTCAAGGGGATGGCAAAGAGGCCGCTACAGAC